TGGCTGCATCCAGAAAATACTGGTCGTACTCGGCAGGGGCCGTACCAGTCCAACTGTACAGATGGCGCGTCAGCCACTTCGAAACCGCTGGCGTGTTCGGATCGCTGAGTCCGCCTTTTACGAAGTGATTTCCTCCGGCATCGGTCTGGACGTCATTATTCAGGAATGAGGACCCGGACTTAATATCGTCCATCGCCGACGATCCGCCATCGAGCCAGCCGAGCACTTTCATGATGACTCGCCCAAGCCGCTCAACGCCCGACATAAACGACTCAACGTCGCTTTTGAACGTAGGCGAAGCCAGGTAATTACCGAATCGCTCAATGCCGCCGGCAAGCGCATCAATCCACTTGCCGAGCTCGGGTGATTTCAGGACGGTATCGATCGCACCTGCCAGCGCATCAGACAGTTTGCTCAGTTGAGGCGTGAGAGGACCCAGGCCGCGCACAAACGTGTTTCTGATGCTCTGGCTGCTGTAGTCGAGTTGGACGTTAAAATCCTGCCACTGGCGCGCCTGCTGGTCGGTAATTTGCAACATACGCGCATCCTGCTGCGCGCGCTTCTCCATGGCGGTGATCTCCTCATCGCTCATGTTTTTGAAGCGGTTCAGGTCGTCCAGCGTAAAGAAGTTTGTCAGGCCGTGCGCCTGCGCGCCCTGCAGCGTGCTGCCGTTCTGCACGAAGATATCTCGCGCGTTGCGGATCATCTGCGGGAGCAGTTTTGCCGGGTCCTGGTCGGGATTGTTAATGCCCATCGCCTGAAACGTCCAGCGCTTCGACAGGTCCATTTGCGAATCGCGGATCGCGCCCAGCGTCCCAGCCGGATTACCCAGTGCTTTCTGATAGTTTATGGCGGTTGAATCCAGCGCTCCGATGCTGGTCCCCAGCCCGAGAGAAGTAAACCGCTGGGCGCCGGTGGTGGCCGCCAGGCGGTTGATGCCAAACAGGCCGCCAACGCCAAGGACGCCGGTAAATATCCCGACAATGCCACCCCATGACAGAAGGCTGGCCGTCGCTTCCTTGATATGCCCTGCCAGCGATTTAGCGTCTTTCGTCGCATCGCTGAGGAAGCCCTTCGCAGATCTGGTGCTTTTGTTGAATTCGTCCTGCTTTTTCTTCGAGTCTTCCAGGTTGGTGTTGAGCCGATCGATACCGCTGTTGATGGTCAGAATGGCCTCGGCCACGGCATTAAACTCCGCGCCTAACTCCTTCGCCTCACCTTTGGCCTTTTCGGTCTGTTTGCTGCTTTCACCAATACCAACGGCAGCCACTCGCCAGGCTTCCGGTAAATCATCCAGCGCGCTCTGGTACTCGCGAAACCTTTCCATAAACGCGACAAACTTGTCGTCATTTACGTCAATGTCGACGATCGACTTAGCTACCATTGAAGAAACCTCTTTCTTTGAGCGCGGCGAGAAGGTAGCGCTGCCGGTACTGCGCCGGGCTGGCATACTCCTCGCCGGTGATCTCCCTTATCACCTGCCAGAAACCCTCATTAGACGCCCAGTCTAAGAGGGTATAAATGACGTTTCCGGCGGGGCATTCTGGGTCTGGGTATCGGTATCCGGCTTCGACGTCTGCAACGAATCGCGGAACGCCGTAACGCTCGATGAGGTTAGTTGCCCATCGTACATTTTGATTACCGTTCCCACGGTCGGCGCGATCAGGTTTGCCTTCTGAATAGCAGAGGAAACCATAAAAAAAACCACTTCGCCTTCGACCTCGCGATACTCATCAGGGTCGATAATCCCCTGATTGAATGCCACCTCAAGGGGCGTGGTTTTCCACTGGCCGCCGACGTTATGGATAACTACCGTCAGTCGCTGAATTTCATCAACGATGTTCGGACCTGTCCGACCATTATCTATTTCCGCTTTCAGGCTCTGCCTCAGCATCATCGCGGCAATTCTGGCGGCGCCAAGACCGCCAACCTGCGAGATGAATCTGGTGAAGAGGTTCCCCAGCAGGACACAATGCTCTTCTACTACCTCATAGGGAAACGGCGTTACATGTAGGTAGACGATAGAGCCGTCTTCGCGGGTAATGTTGGTGACCAAATTCAATTTCTTGTCGATTTTCATGCATTACACCCACATGTTGTCGTTAGTGACCATATAGCCGCCAATGGTTACCACAAAAGCCGGTTCCATCCCGCTAAAAGCCAGCTCATTGAAGTTGACCAGGTAGCAGTTGAGCAGCGTAATATTGCCGAACGTCGTTGCATCCGGCGTCACCACGATTTCACCCAACGACGTGTCGGTCAAAAAGCGCTGCCGGTAGCTTTCACCCAGCCCCTGAGTTTTCAGAAGATGCACGGTCAGCGTTACCTGCTGATACGGCGCCTGGCTGCCGACGGTGCCGGTCATCGTAGGGATGATGTCGGTAGCTGGGCCGTCCGGACGCAGGCTAATGCCGTCCTTTGCCAGGTACGACGCCGAGACGTTCAGCGCCGGTGTATCCGTGACGGAAAGAGCCCCGCGTACGCGGTTAAGAAAGCCCTGCGGTACTAATGGGTTCGCCATTTTTTACGCCCCTACAAAGTTCGTTACGTTCACGTTAAACGTGATGGATTCGAAGCCGCGGCGCGGCGTCATGACGGCGCTCAGCCCGTTATATTTGCCTTCCTGGTAATCGGATGGGTTCAGGCTGTTGTAGTTACTGAACGGAACGGCGTTGATCACGGCGTTGCCGGCGTAAGTGCCTTTGTCATACTCGGTGTTGAAATCTTCCTGTGTCAGTTGCGTGTCAATGACGCGACCGAGGATCAGCCCGTAGCTGATGCCATTACGCAAGGTTTTCAGCGCGCGACGCTGCAGGCGGTCAATGCCCTTCTGCTCGTAGTACAGCGGGTTAACGGTTGTGTTGGAGCCGTTGATGATTTCATTCGCCAGGTCGAGCTCAAGGTTGATCGCCGTCCACGCCACCGAATACCAGTAGTTAAACGGGTTACCGTCGAGCATGCGGCCAGTGAACAGCACTTTGTTACTGAGACCACCTTCGGCGCCGGTGCCGATGTAGTTGATGTTGCTGTCCTGCAGCGATTTCAGCAGTGCGCTGTTGCCTTCCAGCGGGTACTCAGTCAGGCCGTACATAAAGCGGTACGACATCGGCGGCACCATGTTGCTCGACCCCGGGTCGTTTGCCAGGGATGACTGGAACGGGCCGGCCATGGAAAACTCGCTCGCCGGAATATCCGGAGCCTCGACGCCGGCAAAGACAGTTTTGTTTTTCGTCGCAGTCCACGCTTCATAGGTGGCGATCGTCGAGGTGACAAAGAAGTAAACCAGGCTTCCCGGCGAGGTATAGAGACCCGTCAGAGTTTTAAATTCAGCAACCGAATCCCATTCGCGCGGGACCAGATAGGAGAAAAACTTCTGGTAGGTGTTTCCCAGGGAAACATCTTCAGCAATGAAATTTGTCAGCGCCTCGACAGCGTCTGTCATGGACACATCGCCAAGCTCCAGAACATAAACTGCCCGCGTCTTTCCCTGAGCCCAGAACGAGGTGTTCATCTGGGAAATTTCGTTCTGAACTACCGTTTTTACCGTTCCCATTGCCGTCGCGGTGTCGGGGTTGGTCGTCAGCGGATAGGTGAAGGTGTTGGTGCCTGTCACTGTAGCGGTATAGGCGCCATTGTACCCCGCTGGAGTCGCTCCGGAGATGATCACCGGGACCTGTGATCCGTTAGTCCATCCATGAGCGGCAGCCAGCGTGACAGTTACCACGCCAGTAGCCCAGGCGAGCGTTGAGATAGTTTTCGCTGGTGCGAGGATGTCGGCCAGGTCGGTTTCACTGGTCAGCAGCTGATATTCACCGGCATTCAGCGTCGTGCCGCCCATAGAAATCATCGCCCCGGACTTTAACAACTGCGAGGGCTTCGGCGGATTCGTCACCGACACGTTAATTTTAACAATTGCCATTTACTTATTTCTCCGGGTAAATATTCGGAATTGCAGATGTGATCAGCCGGCGCGACAGGTCACGCATCCGTTGCTGGTAGTAGTTGATTTTGAATTTGATGGTCTTACGCATGGCGATGATATTGAGCTCGTTCTGAGTGACTCGCTCATCCTGGACGACGGGAATGTTCATGATCCCCATCTCCGGGGCATCTCCGGTCGTGTAGTCCTGCACATACCGCACGAAGTCCTCAATGCTTGCGTTACGCAGGCCGGTGACCGAAAGCGTGACATCTTCCGATACCAGTTGATACTGGTTTTGCTTCTCGTCCAGATAGAAAGCGCCGGCGATCGGTGACGTGTTACTGCACTTCACGGTCGCATAGGGCGGCGAAAGGTTCTGTGTTGAGAGCATCGCCGGGAACATCGGCATGTACTGATTCAGGGTCAGCCAGATCGGCAACGAGCTTGACACCACTACGTCGGAAAGGTCTATGTCATCCGCAGAGTTGATGATCTGCGACCGCATGTGCGGAAAAATAGCCTCTCCAGTATAGTGGTACAGGTTCGCCGGCTCATTCAGACCGGTACGCCGGGAGAACGAGAACTGCACGCCAAAAAACTCGCCGATGTAAAGCACCTCTGACCCGATGTCGTTAAACGGGTCGATGTCCGCCTGCGCGGTGAACGTCACCACGTTGCGATCGTACAGTTGTTCATCGTCCTGAATGGTTTCGGTCGTCAGGTGCAAATAACCTTTCACATCCACCGTGTCCGGCTCATTGCTCGGATCGTCAGACAGGACCGAGGCTTTCACCCAGAACACGAAGCCATCGAGCGGAAGCACCTTTCTGATGTACTTCGTGAACGTCACTACCTGGAACCGGCTCAGATCATCAAGCCCTTGCGTCAGGGTCGCATTAAGCTCGGTTTTGGCATTCTGTAACTCACTCAGGGAAGGCATTCAGCACCCCGCTTACCCAGGCGCGCATTGCTGCCTGATAGGTTCCTGTGTCAATGAACGAAGGGCGCGGCGGCCCCTTTTTGCCTTTAAAGCGCTTCGATATACCCTCAAGCGCGCGGCGCGTTGGAACACCAGGGAGGCCGTTCATCTCGGTGTTATCTAGGAAGCCGACAAAGAGATCGTGAACTTTGGACATTGACTCAGCGAGCGGGTCTTTTGCCGGCGGCGCGCCAGCGAACATGTTTTCAAACGCTGCGGCCAGGTCTTTGCTCATCAGATCTGCGATGTCGTTCCCGTAGCGGTCAAAGAACGTCTGCATAATCTGATACCTTGCTTCCAGCTCTTCCGCTACGCTCCCCGTCGTGGTGTCCTCGTCCTCGTAGGGGATATCGATAACGCCCAGATGAAAGGTGATCATGACAAGCCCCACAGGCTCCCGAACTGCTGAGCGATCATCAGGTAGCGACGCCCCCACGGGTCCTGCAGCATCTGCAGGTCTGCCAGCGACAGGTCTTTGAAGAAATCAGGGACCAGGCGCTGTGCGCTGGTAGAGTTATCCCCGGCCCCCGTAATAACCCCGGCTTTGAAGTCATTCAGCCCATACTGGCTACGGAAATTGGCGAACACAGCCTCTGTCCCGTAATTGATGAGAAACGACGCCCCAAGGTTATAGACGGCGATGCTGTACATGTTCGGCATAACGCACGCGATGTCCGGGTTTACCCATTCAACGGCGCCGCCATAGGCGAGAGAAAAAGACGGCGAGTCGTCGGGAACCTGGTCGGGGGTGATGCCCATATCAGATCGAACGAATTCGATGAATCCCGACAGACTGGTGGTCATTTCTTCTTGCTCCCGGCTTTCGGCGTGACAATTTTTTCGTTGATGGTCGGGTCGTCTGAATGGTCATCGCGCCCCTTGGCCTGCTCTGCGCTGAATTCCATGTCACCCTCGTAGCCGATACCACTTTCGCGCAGTGTGTTATCTAGCGCGGCGACGGATGCCTGCCGGCGGTTATGAGCTCCGCGGGTCAGATGGCCATCGTTATCGCGAATGGTTTTCTCAATAACGCTGGCGGAAACGGGTTTGTTGATGCTGTAGCACAGGCCGACAAATGCCTGGCTCTGGTCGATTTTGGTTGAGTCAACCAGGCCGTAAACCTGATGATGCTGAATAACCGCTTCGACTTCTTCGGTCGAGCCATCCAGAACCTGCATCTGTGAGCCGTGCTCAATGGGGATCTGGCGGAGGCGCCCAGTTTCCAGCTGGCGGAAAGTAAAGATGTGGCGCTGCTTGGTAGTGTTGGCGATGAACAGTTTCATTGTTTACCCTCGTAAAAAAGCCCCTGCACAGCGAACCATGCAGAGGCTTAAGCACTTCTCAATTTCGCGTTTTAGGAGCTGTATGCCATCGACAGGATGGTGATAGCTTCCGGACGGACTGCCCAGCCAGCCGTAGAGCGCATTTCTGACAGCACGTCGATAGCGCCCCCGGGGATTGGCGTCGGGATTTCCATCGGTGCCGCCATGTCGGTGAACATCAGGGCATTCGCCGCCAGAGACGGGCTCAGTTTGGCGAATTCGTTGGTGTTCACGGTGGAGTTAACCATCGGCACTTCCACTTCCGGGATGGTGATAACCACCGCGTCAGTACCGCCGGCACCGGCGCCGATCAGCGTGTCGTCGTATACCCAGTCAACCTGGACATTCGCGCCGCGGAGAACCTCTTTCACGGTGCCGCCGACGGTATCAGTACCGCCGCCAGGACGTTGATAAGAAGTCAGCTGAACGATCTGCTGAATCTCCATCGCGCCCAGCACGCGCTGCGGCCCGAGGATAACAACACGCTGCTGGCGCCCCAACTGCATGGTGCGGGTCAGCGCGGCCTGCACATGCCCCAGCAGATAGACCGCCATCTGTCCGTGGTCGTAGGTCAGCACAGTGGTGTTGCTGTTGCTGTCCGGCGGCAGGGTTTCGGTAGTCGCGCCTGCGGTGTTCAGCAGACCTTCGCCGCCAGCCGGGTTCATGCCGTACAGCAGCGCAGAGCGCAACTGCTGGAAGATGCCCTGACGCATGCCGAGACGCTGAGCTTCTGGCAGTGCCACGTTCCAGTTACCGGCCGCCGCGGTGTCGTGGTGATCGTAGATACCACGGCAGCGGAACAGGTAGGTTGGGGTTGAAATCATCTTCGCATCCAGCGCCACGCTCGGCAGCTGGTTACCGTTACCGGACTGGCTGGAAGTGGTCTGGGTGCGAATATCCAGGCGGCGCATGTAGACGTACTGGTCGCCCACGCCGAGACGGACTTGCGGGTTACCGCTGGCGATGGTTTCAAACGCACCTGATGCCTGCTGGTAACCAATTATCATCTCCGGCGCGATGTACGACGGATTGACGATGGTGTAGCTGGGGGTAATTGCAGCCATTTAATTCAGCTCCCGATTAAAGTAAGACCAGCGCGCAGCTGTCGGTGTT